AACCCAAACAATAGTTTTACAGTTCTCTCCTCGCGATTTCGATAAAGATCCGTTCGTATATGACAACGAGGAGGTGGCGGGCCCAGATATAAATTTTGCAGAAGATACATTTATGATCAGTTCTCCAGATCAGACTGAATTGCAAGAGATTCTCGCTCGTCCTCGTGCAGAAGGCGGACGTCGGAGGAAAACACGCCGTAGACGCCAGGTCCGCAGAAGACGTACGCGTAGACATGTACGCGGTGGTGGTCTTGTGGATACTATACTGAAGGCTCCAAAGAAAAAGGTAAAGAAAACAGGTTAAATATGAGTAGAGTAACTAAGTAATGCCCCTTGAAATTGTTGTCGGCCCCATGTTTGCAGGGAAGACATCCTATGCACTTGATTGGATTTATAAGCAGTCCGGAACCGGACTTGTTCTAAAGCCCCGTCTTGATTCAAGGTATAGATCCGACGTAATTGTTTCGCATTCAGGCGAAATGTATCCTTGCAAGTATATCGATGAAGTTACACCCTATGAGCTTTCAGTCGTGGACTATATTGTCATTGACGAAGCTCAATTTGTTCCGAACATTCGGTCGATCATCCAACCCATTTTGAATAAAAATCTTCTCTTGGTGGGTCTTGATGGAGATTCAGATTGCCAACCATTCACCGAACTCTTAAGTTGTATTCCCTTTGCATCCCAAATCACAAAGTTAACAGGTGAATGCTCTATCTGCAAGAATCCTTCGACTTCAACATTTCGCGTTGTTCAATCAAGTGAACGCGTACTTATCGGTGGATCTGAGTCATATATTCCCGTCTGCAATTCGTGTTTTGAAGGGAGTCGCCTCAACGCATGCGTCTCTTGAACACTCGAAAATAATTTCTTGCAGTGAAGTATAACAACAATATGGCCGGTGGTTTAATGCAGCTCGTCAGCTATGGTGCCCAGGACATCTACATCTCCGGCAACCCCCAGATCACGTTCTGGAAGGTGCTGTACAAGCGTCATACCAACTTCGCGATGGAGTCCATCGAGGTGACGTTCAACGGCCAGGCCGACTTCGGCAAGCGTGTCACGGCCGTTATCTCCCGTAACGCTGACTTAATGTACCGCACGTACATCCAGGTTACTCTCCCGCAGGTTGTGCTGAACTCGGGCTCCACGGACCGCTTCCGCTGGCTCAACTACGTCGGCCACCGCCTCATCAAGCAGGTTGAGGTTGAGGTGGGCGGCTCGCGCATTGACCGCCAGTACGGCGACTGGATGCAGATCTGGACGCAGCTCTCGCAGGCCCCGGGCACGCAGCAGTCCCTCGAGGACATGCTCGGCAACACCGCCGACCTGGTTCTCCTCAAGACGTCCGACGGTGTCCCGCTGGATGCGACGTGCGCGGCGTCTGAGCTGACGAACTCGTGCGTCTCCCGTGCGGGCACGCCGATGAAGACGCTGTACATCCCGCTCCAGTTCTGGTTCTGCCGCAACCCGGGCCTGGCTGTGCCGCTCATTGCCCTGCAGTACCACGAGGTCCGCATCAACGTGGACTTCGAGCAGAACTACAACTGCTGCTATGGAGACAGATACACAACGGGGATGGGTACAGCCTACCTTCCTCCGCAGTCTCTCCCGCAGGGCAGCGGCGCTTCGACGGGCAGCGGCATCCAGAGCCTCCAGCTCGTTGGTGCCTCCCTGTACATTGAGTACGTCTACCTCGACACGGAGGAGCGTCGCCGGTTTGCCCAGCAGAGCCACGAGTACCTGATCGACCAGCTGCAGTACACGGGTTCTGAGACGATCTCAGCGTCCTCCAACAAGATCCAGATGAACTTCAACCACCCGGTGAAGGAGATTGTCTGGGTTGTGCAGCGCGACTCGTTCGTCGACTGCTCTGCCCCGGGCGGAGTTGTGCCGTGGATCAAGGAGGCCCTCGGACAGCAGCCGTTCAACTACTCCGATGACTGGAACACGGACGGTATCGTGACGAGCATCCTCGGCCGCGGCACCCTGGCGAGCGGCGGCCCCGGTGCAACGACAGTCGGCGGAATCCCGACAACATCTAGTGCCAACGAAAGTTCGCCCGGCAGCTTCGGTGAGCCCTTCATCCCTGGTCTCGGCATCGTCAGCGGCGGCGGCCTGACGACGAGCTCTGAGCTCTACGGTGACGGTGTTGGCAACGATGGTCAGGATGTGTTCTTCGAGGCGACGACGAACTACCTCCTCGCGAAGGTGATCCTGTCCTCCAACGTGAAGTGCGAGGGCAAGAACCCGGTTGAAGTGGCCAAGATCCAGCTCAACGGCCAGGACCGCTTCGACGAGCGTGAGGGCCGGTACTTCGACCGCGTCCAGCCGTGGCAGCACCACACCCGCACCCCGGCGGTCGGCGTGAACGTCTACTCGTTTGCCCTGAAGCCGGAGGAGCACCAGCCGAGCGGCAGCTGCAACTTCTCGCGTATCGACAAGGCGACGCTGAACTTCACTGTGTCCGTGAACACGGTCAAGAACCAGAACACTGCCTCGATCCGCGTCTACGCGGTCAACTACAACGTGTTCCGCGTGATGAGCGGCATGGGTGGCCTGGCGTACAGCAACTAAACGTGAAACCAACAACTCCAAACCAAAAAAACCAACAGACACTGCAAATGCAGAGTGTGTTGGTTTATGTCTTCTTTTAACATGCACAATCAACAATGAATGTTGACTACAATAGATTGGTTCAAGAGGTGAAGCCGTACCCTCTTAAGAAATCATATATGTCATGTATTCCATGCAACGTATACATATGGGATGATGGAAATGAAAGGGAAATTGCAGAAATAAGAGATACAAATCCAGAAGTTACCATAACTGTCTTCGATGACATAACTGCAAGAGTATTCATAAAAACTCACTTCCAAAAAGATGTTATCGATGCATTTGATACATTATTAGACGAAAAGAATCGCAAGGATTTATCATTATATTGCATTCTCTATCATAATGGCGGAATGTCGTTGGATTCCCGAATATTTCTTAAGAATGGATTCAAGCTCATTGCGTTGACTGAGTCTGAATTTTTTAATCAGGCACCACATCTCCCTGCAGCACCCGGATCTATTATGGTATCGCTCGATATGATTGGAGTTCTACCTAAAAACGAAATCATGCTTTCATGCATCCGCGAAATCGTCCGGAATACGAAGTTGAAGGTATATGGTTACAATAAATACTATCCAACTGGCGAGGGTTTGCTTGGTATCGAGTACGCAAAGCAAAGTACGGAATTCCCCAAAATTATCACCAAAGGAAATCGATTCTTTATTGGGCACTATCTTATCGCGGCAATGAGAGATAAGCCAAAACATTTTGCATTGAGATCAAAGAGAGTAGATTTGTCTCTGTGGATCACAAAAGGATTATATAGAGATAAGCGTCTCATATTGTCTCCATGCGAATACGATTTGTTGCATCCGTTGATGACATTAGATTTTTCCAATACGATTGATCGCACGATCTCCGGCAAGGAGTTCACGTTTATTGCATCAAACCATTCAATTTGCCAGCATCCAACTCGTCCAAACCATTATATTTCCTTCATTCGATACATCAATTATTTCCTAAATAAATACGGATATCCGGAGACACAATACAATACAACAAAGGTTATTAACCTCACGTCTCACTGCGTTCTGGATGCAGAACTGAATCGGATCGAAGACGAAGCCTTTTTTGAAACAGGATTGCTTAATGAGACTGTAAACAGAGGTATAGAAGATATACGACTATTTAAGGCAGGCTCTTCTGTCTTCCTTTCAGGTACATCGTATAATCCAGAAAGTGACAACTATTCAATTATTGTAGGTGAGCATTCCTTTCAAGATACAGGTGCAACAGGAGTCTTGCCGAATAGATTTATTACAGTTGGATTTGATACAGGTCGCCCTGACAAAACCGAGAAGAATTGGTCATTTTTTGACCTTCACGGTGAAACACATATTGTATACTCGTGGTATCCCGTTATAATTGCAAAGATTGAACGGTCCAAACTAGTTAAGGTCGAAGAGAAACGTGATGTTCCTTATTTCTTTACTAAGTTCTCTGGATCAACTCCAGGGTTCACATATAAAGACGAAATTTGGTTCATGGTGCATTCAAGCAATAAAGATTGCTCAGAGAGCATTCGTGATTACTATTCTTTCCTAGTTGTATTTGATCTGGACATGAACCTTCTGAGATATTCAAGACCGTTCAAATTTGAAAATGAAGTTGTTGAGTTCTGTTGCGGAATGGTGATTGAAGACACACGTGTCATTCTAAGCTATTCGGTTCTCGATAGAAAAACAGTTCTAGCTGTCTACGATAGAGATGAATTCCTTTCACGTGCATCTATACTGTATAACGAAGATGTCGAAGTGCATATACCCATCATACTTGAAACGCAAGTTCAAACTGTAGTAGTACCTACTACATCTGAAATTACAAAGTCTTCATTCAATACACGTGTTTCAGCTACTCAAAATCACATACGTGCAGTCAGGGAGTTTAAAAAGCGTTCTGGGTCTGGACTTATTTAGTCAGATCTTGCCGTTGTCTCCAATCATCTCCTCCTCTAGGAGCCTTCGGTCCAGAATACGGACTTTCATCAAAGAAAAACAAAGGCCCACGCGACTTCCCGGGTTCAGTTGGCATCATGAACAACCACACAATGATCAGCACAACTACACCTCCAGTCATCAAAGTTGAATCAACTTTCATTACTAGAGTGGTTTATTTTTTTATGTTGTTTCTAGTACTATTAGCTTACTTACGCCGTCTTAACGAAGTGGTTCTTGAGGTAGCTCTGCAGGTTGAGGTACGTGACCGTGTCCTTGTCCGTGCACTTGAGGAGCTTGGCCAGAACCGCATCCGGGATGATGCGACGCTTGTTCGCCGGGTCAAAGCAGTTGTGGCTCTTGACGTACGTCGCAACGAACTTCGTCACATCCGTCTGCGAGCGGAGGGAGTTGTGCGGAAGTCCCATGAAGGTGCACAGCTCCGGGGTCAGGAGACGCGGCTTGAGGAACGCGTTGTTGGCACGGCGGGCCTCCCACGCCTTCTTCTCCTCAGGCGTCATGTCCTCGGGCTTCTTGGAACGCTTACGCTTCTTCGCGTCCTTGATCTCGCGGCCAGCCGCCTTCACCGCCGCCATCGCCTCCTTCGTGATCTCCTTGATCTCCGTGTTGAACTTCGACTGGGCATCCTTCAGCTTCTCGACAACGGCCGAGAGACGCTCCTGGGCCGGGAGCGTCGCCTGCTCCGGAGCATCAACAACCGCCGCAACCGTCGGCACCGTCGCCTCAACCTTCGTGGGAGGGGCAGCGGCCTTCACGACCTTGGCCTTCGGGGCCTTCTTCTCAGCGACAGGTGCAACAACAGGGGCGGCGACGACAACGGGGGCGACGACAGGCTCGACCTTCTTGACAGACTTCTTGGACTTATCGGCGGACATCGTGTTTGTTACTGACACAGAATGAGAAGTGGACATTTTGAACGCGATTGTTATGATTAGTACCCCCGAGAGACGCGTAAATAGGTTTCAGTTTCTCCAAAGTGAACTGCACTTTACATAGGCTGCCCATATGAAGAAACAAAACTGAAAACTGTTTTTGTGTTCTGTGAGAATCGCAAGAAGTAATCCAGCTATATCTGCACTGAGATCGGCTTCATCAAGAATCCTCATTCCTCTGAATCCAACAATCCATATATAGAACCGTTTTCTCCTACCAACACACCATTCTCGCATATCTTGCTTGAGTATTTCGATGAATGAGAGTATTTGACCCCGAGGCATTCCTAGGAATATTTCCTGATGGGCTTCATCGAATGAATTCTCGCGAAGTATTTGTGCAATACGCAACCATCTAACAGTCCGTCTTGATTCGGATGCAATATTCTGCACGGTGTGATAACATGGAATACCGGAATGGATCCTCCATACCTGCAACTCACGCAATCTACGAGTATCGTCTACAGAAAGAAGTGAACGCGTATAGGGATTGGTTACATCAACGTTTTTCTGTGACCATTCAATCATCGTTCTTTGATCGAACCAGAACGTTTCACCACCATCAACTATGCTAAAGAAATCAAACGGATTTACAGCATTCTTTTGTTCGCATGTTATCAGATCTTCATCGTTATGACATACACTTCTGCAAAGAACTCCTGGTCCACATAACTGAAGCCTATTTCTAATCAGAAATCCTCTAATCAATGCTTGGATTTTTACAACACCTTGAACTATACTCGAATGCATTCTAAACCATAAACGTATGTTTTTTGTCTTTGCGTGTCGGTTGCAAACAATCATGGTTCGTAGACATGAATGCGGACATCTATCTTCAGATGTCCTGTTTCTGCAAGATAGGCACTGTCTCATTATACTTATCCGATCCTTTCGTGAAAAATGGATCCACCGCAACCGATAGTGTTAGATAGGAGTACAACAAGCACAAATGGCCTCCGTCTCTGTCGTTAACATCCGCAAGATCTCCCCTGCTGACCTTACGTTCTCCGAGCCGATCAAGAACAAGAAGACGAATGCAGTGACTATCAATCTGCTCTATGCTGGCCAGAAGGTACAGTTCCGTCTTCCTAAGCTCGCGTTTCCTGCCGGTGTACTGATCAAGAGCCAGGAGAGTGGTCAGACCACGTATACCCTGTCTGCTTCGCTCAACGGTTGCGACGTGTATGCGAAGGAGCGTGCAACGGGTACTGACGACAACTCGTACCTCTACAACTTTATGCAGGACTTCCAGGAGGTTCTGCTGAAGTATTTCATCGAGAACTCCGTCCGGATGTTTGGGAAGCGGCGTTCGGAGGAGTCTCTTCGGGAGACGATGAAGAACACCGTGACTGCAGCTGTGAAGAAGAATGCAGAGGGCGAGTGGGTTCAGACTGGCGAGTATCCTCCCTCGATTCGCTTCAAGGTTCCGGTGTGGGATGGTGAGGTGAACACCGAGGTCATTGACAGCAATGACAATCCGGTTACGGTGAGCCTTGATACGCTTCCGTCTGTCTTCCCCAAGGCTATGAGTGCAAGCGTAGTCGTTACGGGATCTGTCTACATCGCAGGCCTTTCATTCGGCATGACGTGGAAGATCACGGATGCGAAGGTCGAGGTTCCGAAGAAGCGTACGATCTTCGATAAGTTCCGCGATGAGGAGCCGGCTGCTCCCCCTACTGAGTCGGTTGTTCCGGCTCCTGCTGAGGAGGATGAGGAACCTCCGTCTGAGGATGAGAAGCCGGCTGCTCCGGTTGTTCCTGCTCCGGTTCCTGAGCCTGAGCAGAAGCCTGCG